GAACATACCTTGAGCAGTTAAAACGATGTTACCATTATCTTTGATCACTCGTGCATACTCAGCCCATAACCTATCTAAAGGGATAATAGAATCCCATTCGCAAGCCGTTGTACCATAAGGCAAATCGCAAAGTATCATATCAACGGATTTGCTGGGAATGGACGGCATCAGGTCAAGGCAATCGCCTAAATGGATTTTGTTTTCTTCTAGCATTTTAATGACTTCTCATCGCTTTGATGTGTGATTGCACCATGTTGAGTTTGCTCTTGACGGTTGGAGATGTAGTAGGCACAGGCTTATCAGCTATGATCTCGCTATCTCTCCAAAGCCAGTTAATGACATCGTATCTAAGGGCATCTAGTGGATCTTCTCGACCGTCCTTTTTAGGCGTCTCTTTACCATCCCAAGCATAAGACAAGATCGCTTTTCTAAATGAATTTCCCATAGAGTTGGCCCCTCTTTCCCATACTTCAGAGGTGCATAAGATTCTCCTTTGATGGATCAACCTTTTAACTCGTTGAATACCGTTTAAGATATCCGTTCGTATTGGATCAGTGCACCACCTAAAAGGTATCCCAATGCCACCTTGATCAGCTGACTTTGAAAGCTCATGAAAAGCTGATTGAGCAGTACGATCTGATCTTGCTGATCCAGCCTTATCACCACTTGCACCATCAAGCAAAATACGATTGGGATATCTCTTAGCCATATCTCTAGGACAAGCAATTTTTAAAATCTCTTTGGCAAGCTCTGACAATGTGATCTCTTGAGGGTTGATCTCAGCACAGATGACATCAGCTTCTAAGATTGGATCATGCGTTAAGATCAAGACAGACGGCTTTCTAAAGCCAAAGTCAATGACAAGCCTTGATGACATGCTTGTGTTGTATTGCCAATTGCTCACAACATGGGATAAAGTCCATTCGCTATAGATCACACCTTGAGGCGGTCTTGGCTGATTTTCCACCATTGCCAGCCGTTCACTTTCAGGCAAGTTCTTGACGGCGTCAAACCAAGCTTCAGAGAGGTTGGCTTTATTTACATGGCTTGCATAGAAGATTGGATTGCAGCCAGCCTTCTCAGCAAAACTCACCCACCACGCATCCCATACAGGCAAGCCAACCATAATGAGCTTAGGCGATGGACCTGATCTAAGACGGCCAAGAGTCTTTTGTGCAACTTCCTCCGAGAGAGTTTGACATTCATCAATCAGAGCAAGACCGCTTGTGATATTGAGCCCCTCAAGTGGATTATGTGTTGCATCTCTTGTACCTGGTCTAAAATAGGATCTGCACCAAACGATGTGACCATTTGGAGCAACCCATTTGCCATCTTGCTGATGATATATCCAACCATAAGGAGCAAGCCATTTCTCAAGTTCTGGACCAAGCACTGATCTATATCGTGGAGCGGTATCAGTGACCAAGAGAGATGACTTATTGGGATGGATGCTTGACCAGGTCCACAAAGCAAAAACTAAAGCTGAAGTCTTGCCACTGCCCCAACCTGCTCTCACTGCGATGAAAGCATCATCAGAGTAAATCAAGCGATCAACTAGATCGATTTGCAAGGGATTGAGTTTGAGCCCAATATCAATCTTCTTCGTCTGTGCCATCGTCATTCTCATTTGGGAGCTCATGCTTGATCTCAACCGTTTGACCATGCTTCTCTTTTTGCACCTGTTGGATCACATTGATGATCACCTTGCTATCATCGCCCTTTGTATTCATATCGATTGTTTGCTTCTCTCCAAACTCAGATGGAAACTTTCTAGCGAGTAGCCATTGACTTGCTCGCACATCGTTCTCTGAATGTCGTTGGATATTCTGAAGATGCTTGATCTTTAGAGAGATCTCAGCTCGTTTGATATCAGCCACCAATTCAGGATCATTTTTCATCCAGCCATTCCAAGTACTATATGCAACACCAACGAGAGAAAGAGCATCACCTTGAGAAAGACCTTGAGAGATAAACTCAAGCACTTGCTCCGTTGATATCAATCGTTTTTGCCTTGCGATTTCAGATTTATCCTCTACTGGCTTTTTTGATAGTGCTGTGCTATTTTTGCCAGCTTTAGAATCAACTGTATCATTTTTTACGGTCTTATCGGTTGTCTTACTTTTCGCCATGATCAAGCTTTCTGATGATTTTAGTTGTGATTTTCTCAATAGCATCATCATCATCGATTTCAAGAGCAATATCAATTTGATCTCTTTGGAGACTGTCAAGCAACATCTTTTCAGCCAGCTTGGAGACCTTAACTGAATGTCTATCGCTGATCGTGTCTAGTAGGCTGATCAGCTTAGTTGATACATATAGGCTCAACAGTGATTTACGATCTTTAGGTTTCATAGGAATACAACCTCAGAGGCGATGACTTTGATGTATTGCTTGCCTTCATATTCGTTGATAACGATACGACCAAGAACGGTTATCTTGTCACCCTTTCGTGCTTGGCTCTGAACGATCCTTGCAAAGGTGCCCCACATTTCACAACTAAACCAAGTTGTTTTTTCTTCTCCTTTTACCTTTTCACTATAAGCGACCGAGAAGTTGACAACCTCTTTATCTCCAACTGTTTTGAGTTGTGGATCGTTGCCAAGTCGTCCAATGAGTGTAAATCTGTTAAGCATTATTTTTTATCCTTTAGTTGGCTGTACAAGTTTTGAATTTGCTTGATATGATCGAGTTGTTGGCCAAGGTTTGCTAGTTCTGGACTAACATCATCGCAACCGACTTGATCAACATCTTTTTCAATCTGAAATTGACATTTCTTTCTAATGATTTCCTCAATATCTCTGATCTTATTCTCAACTTCTTTATCTGAGAAATATTGTTGCTCAATTGCATTGGAATGATCTGCGACCATATCGCCAAAGATAACATTGATGCAGACTTTCAATGCTGAAGCGATTTCGGGTGCATCGTCTTTGAACATGGCATCAATGACTTGCTCAAGGCAAATCAAGCGGTTGATGAGTTTGATATTTAACATAATTTTGTCTCCTGCTTTGTGTTATATAAACACATGAAAGTATAATATTATATAATATTATATAATAATTTTCTAGGAGAAAAGATGAAAGTAAATGTAAGTGATGGCTTTGTGGAATTGGTTGACCACATGGGAGATGACTTATCAATAGTGAATGCTGCTCGCGTCTCTTATGCTGGAGCAAGTGATGAATGGACTGATCGAGATGAAAATCTTTTGAGATACCTTTGGGATCACAACCACTCAAGCCCCTTTAGACATGGCAATATCAAGTTTAGGATTAAAGCACCAATCTTTATTTTAAGGCAATGGATGAAGCACCAAGTCGGTTGTGCATGGAATGAGCAGAGTGCACGATATACCAAGATTGAAGAGAGCTTTTTTTATCCTGATCATTTCAGATTGCAAGACTCCAAAAACAAGCAAGGATCAAGTGGACGTCTTGATGACAATCGAGAGGACGAGGCTTTGACTTTGCTTGCTCAAGGCTATCAGGTCGCTTACTACAATTATTTAAGATTGCTTGAGTTGGGAGTATGTAGAGAGCAAGCAAGAATGATCTTGCCAGTTGGGATTTATAGTGAATGCATTTGGTCTGCTAGTACTCAAGCGATCATGCACTTTTTAAAGCTCAGACTCGATCATCATTCTCAATTTGAGATGCAAGAATTTGCTAAAGCTGTATATAATATTGCGTCTAGTATCTTCCCTAAAACTATGGAGCTTATCGATGCAGTGCCTAAGATGTCAAAGTGAAATAAAATCAACCCTAGCGGGGTCAAGCATAGAGTATCATTATTGCAAGAAGTGTCGTTCAGTCTTAGATCAGAGAGCTATCACCATGTTTTACGATGATATATCTTATGATGAGAGTTGGGATGATATCACCAAAGACGAGAGTGAAGATGATGAATAGCTTTTTTGATGTGTGTTGGCTTGTGATGGGGATGATCTTCAATCCCAATCAAGTCAAGCAAGATTTAGGTTGGGAGCAGATCGTGGCTAAGTCAATTCCAAGCAGAATGAAAGCTTGCCAGCAGGTAGCCTCAACAGCTGAGAGAATGGGGGTTGACCCTCATCTAATGATTGCGATTGCTTTCTATGAGAGCAAGTTTGAGAGAGGTCTTGTATCATCTGCAGGTGCTGAGGGCGTCATGCAAGTGAAAAAGAAATTTGTTGATTGTCAAGGTTGCGATGAGATTGAGTATGGTATCAAGGCATATCAAACATGGCTGATAACAAGTCAAGGCGATGTTTGTCTTGCTCTTGGTCGCTATGCTGTAGGCAATAAAGGCAAGTGTGGAAAGAGGTCTAAGGCGATCATCAAGCTTGCTTCTGAGATTGCTTGTCTTGCATCCAAAGAGGACGATTGTTATGACTGCTAAAGATAAAGCATTTTTGAGCATGGCTGAAATCATGGCTAGCCTTTCACCATGTAGTAGAGCAAAGGTTGGAGCGGTGATAGTCAAAGGTGATGTTCCCATCATCTCTTCATTCAATGGTATTGCTCGCAAGCAAAGCGGCCTTTGTGGAGGTGCTGACTGTCTGAGAGATAGATGTAAGATAGCCAGTGGATCAGAAAGTCAAATTGGTTGCCACCATGCTGAATTTAATGCGATTGCGAATGCTGCTAAAAATGGAATTGCAACAGATGGATGTTCGATTTATGTCACCGCTCCACCTTGTTTAATGTGTGCTAAACTTATCCATCATGCTGGTATCAAATCAGTTGTTTATGAAGATCGAGATAATAGGTGGATATCAACAGGTGAAGAGTATTTGAGAGCCAATGGTATTGATATTTTTAAGATTTGGCCTTGATTATTCTTCTTCAATATCAAATGGCTCAAACATTTGTTGAGCATCAGGCATAAGACAATAGATGCCAATAACATCTGATTTATTTAATCTGAAAGCATCTGTAAAAACTGGAGTTTCTATGTGATCATAGTCTTTAGATAATGCTTCTATCAGATAGCCAACCTTGAGCTCTGTTTCATCTTTGGCAATTCCTAAAACTTTAAATAAAATTGAATGCTCTCTAGTATCTTCCCATTTTGCTATAACATATCCATTCATTGGTCTAAGATAATTCGCTGTTTTCATATTTACATCTCTCAGATAGATCAGCCTCGATTTGAGTTTAGTATTTTACAAGTTTCTTCACTGAAAAAAAGAGGCTGAGATTAGTCCGCTCAAGGTGCTTCGCATCAACAAGATCTCTTCAAATAAAGGAGGAGCGGATGATCTTAAACACATTGCATTTAAAAATTATTTCAAATTGTTTGAAAT